TGTAATATTAACCGACTTACTTGGCATAATTCTTATTATTGTTTAGGTTTATCTAATCCCAATTCTTGAGCAATCCTTAATAAAAGGGTTTCTTGGTTAGTTAACCTCTCATTCATGGATAACTTAAATTCTTCGAAATCTGGAGCAGGATTACGAGGTGATTCTGAACGATTATTAATTAAACCAAGAATATTATCGCATTCAGAAACAACGGCCTCAAATTTGGCTTTGTTATTTAAAATATTTAAAGCATTCTGTTTCTGCATTGATACCTCATTAATGATATTATCGAGATTGGTCGTATAATAGGTACCATTATAAATACCTTCATTTACATTAGTTGGTAAATAAATGGTAATTTGAGATATTGAATCTTGTATCACTAATTCGATACTGTTAACAAAACCTTCTTTACCATTTGAGGCCATTGGTTTACTTTCGCCAACTTTTAAAACTCTTGCTTGGTCAAAGATTGGATAACCAGACCGACGATCTTTCTCTAAGGTGAAAATCATATCACCCTTTTGTACTTTCTGAAAAAGCAATTCTTCCATAATCATTTTCTATTTATTAAGTTTAAACCGAATGATACTGCACCTGGATTCTTCTGCATGAAGTCTACCAGTTTTAGAAATTGATAGTATCCAAATTGATTAATGAGTACCTGAGCTTTGTTTGCTACTTCTTGAGCAACCTCTATATTTGGAGCAGGTAATGCTAGTTGTATCTTAAATTCGGTGAGTTGTTCTTGTTGTTCCATAATTCCTTAGTTAATGTGTTAAAACGAAAAAAGGAGTACACCTAAAATAGATGCACTCCTTTTTAGTCATCCCAGCAAATTAAAAATTACTGAGCCGGTGTAGTTGTACCTTTTAAGGCAGCCACAACTTGATTGATAATGTTCTGGTCTCTCTGAGCATCTACTACTCGATTAAGGCGGGCAATCTCCTGGTCTTTTGCAGTATTCTCGATGAGACACTTGATTTCCTGTTGGCCCTTCTTGATGTCACAGCAGCAACGTTCCAACTGAAGAGCCAAGTCAGATTTTACTTCTTTAATCAAGCCTTTGGTTTCGCAGCAGCAATCTGACTGTTGGTGTTCCATGTTGCAGAGACGGTCCATAACACGATTGAAGCCTGCGCCCATTTGGTCACGAGAATCTCGGATATCCGAATTCGTTTTGTAACCCAAATCGCAAAGACCTCTTTCCGTAGTGAAACGATTGTTAAGGATTTCCCTACCAACACCGGCAACATCTTTTGCTACACCACTGATTTCTTGAGTAACTCCACGAGCAGCATCAGAGATATCTTTGTAGATACCTGCCTTTGCTTCTTGAACCGTAGATTCTACTTTCTGAATGTCAGCTTTGGTATCATTGATTTTGTCCCATACGGAAACTGCAGCAGCACCAAAGCCACCACCTACCAATGCACCCCCGACGGCACCCCATCCAGAGCCCCAACCGGAATTCCGGTTATAACAATCATTACAGCCTCTGTCCGCGATTACAACGCCATCGCCAGCACCTTTTACTTCTACTCCCATAATTTTATTGGTTTTAGGGAATTAATAATTAAGTTTTTAGGGGGGGTCTCTCATATAATAAATACTGGTGTTGTATATAACCTATGATATACTAAATACATAATCATAGGTTATAGTAGCAGCATTCTGAGTTATATTGACTGTAAGCTCCCAACCATTATCATCATTCTCTGCTTGCCTTAATTTAATGGTACCTGACCTTGTTGATTCTACGGTATTCTCTGTTAAGGTTAAGGTTAACCCATAGTTTCCATTATCACTTGATAACGTTGTGATTGCTACATTTGTAACCCAACTTGGTTTTGAGGTTACAGTTAAAGCTAATGGGTATCTTGTACTTATTTCAGAACCGTTCATTACCTTAGTCTTAAAAGAATAAGCTACATCAACTGTAAAGTTATTACCTCCCAAAGCCGATAATCCAGTTCTAGAAGTAGTTCTAGAACCAGTAGGGGAAGTAAATGCCAAGTAATACTTATAAGATACTGAAGCAGCACTCTGTGTAACTTTAATGGTCTTAGTAGTTGCCCCACTATAGGATGCAGTTACTGTACAACTTCTACTTGAAGTACCTGTGTTCTCTGTAGCAGTAAGTACCGTCTTAGCTGAATTCAAACTAAATCCAGTACCACTTGCACTAACCGTAGGTGTAGCACTCTTCGGAGAACCTGCACTTATTGACCCTGAACTCCAATGGTTGGTAATAGGTATACTTACACTGGCATAAATATTAACACTACCTCCTGAATTAGAGATAGAATATGAATTTGCCGATAAGCTTATTACTGGTGTACCATCAGTAGTACTGGTAATTGAATTCGCTGCCTGGTATACTGGTACACTTACAGATTTGGTTTTACCATTTAGTGATAAGGTACCAATAAGGGCTCCTACCTGGGTTCTAGATTTAACCGTGGTTCCCAAAGAACCTGCACTAACTTCAGTACCATAACTAATGCTAGCACCGCTTGTAATTGTGCCACCTCCAGTTGTAGAACCATTCCATCCCCAAGTCTGAGAATATGATGGCATACTTGAGAATGAACTTCTACTTCCTCCACTTGCAGGTATATCGGGTACACTTCCTCCACTTGCTGTAATCTCACTGTAAGTCCTATAACCTGCCGACTGAGAACAAGATAGGGTTACTTTCTTATTGGTTTCTGCTTGGGTTAAAGTTACGGTACCACTACGAGTACTGGTAGAAGTATTATTACCCATAGTTACTGAAGTACCAGTACCGGATATACTTCCTCCATTAGCTCTAGTATAAGTTAAAGAAATTTGGTTACCATAGTTATGACCATTCCTTAATTCTTGCTTGTATGAGGTTACCGTAAAAGTTTTAGTACCTCCAGTTGCCCCAAAAGACATAGAAGTGGGGTTTACACTAAATCCATAACTCCAAGATTGAGATGCAGCAGCTTGAGTAAAGGTTACTTTAAAAGTTTTACCAGATTCGTTCTGTGTAACAAGAGTATTGGAATCTGACCGAGAGGTTAATCCCAGATTCTCTGAAGCAGTCCAAGGAGGTACTTGATTGTGATTAGTTACCCATGTAGGTGTATTACTAATAATATAATTTACAGTAACTTCAGCTCCATTAGCTACTCCATCCCAATATTTCTGTTTCGTAGAAATAAAACCAAAACCCTGATTAGAAGAGCTGGGGTTACCCAAAGCATCAAAACTTATACTACTGTATCTAGAAGTAAATGTATACTTATAGGTTACCTTGTGTATATCTTCCAGCTTTACACATTCATTATTTCCATAGGAACTGGCATTGGATAGTTCCAACCCCACATAATTCTCCCCTGTTCCTGTCGAGGAGAGTGCTAACAATTCAGCCTTGGTAGGGCAGTCATTTCCTGTCTTACCAAGGCCTACTTTAGTTTTGACAGCACTCCAGGTTGCTATCTCTCCCATAAGATTTATTTGTTTTTAAGTTCCTGAATCTCTGACTTCAAAGCCTTGATTTCATCGTAGAGAAGTTTAACACCTTCGATTGCCAAGGTTGACATCTTGTGATATTTAACTTGTTTTACGAGTACATATTCTTCTCCATTGATTTCTAAGGTTTCGAATTCTTCTGGATTAGGTACCGTAGATTTCTCTACTGGAACTTCTTCCACATATTTACCAAATCCTAAGCCTTCGAGGTTCTGAGCAATAGTTCCCTCGTCCTCTTTACCAAGCATTTCGAATGACTTGGTTGGTATCTGGCAAATCTGTTCCAGAGTATGATTCAAATCCTTAATGTTAGATTTGAGTCGAACATCTGAAGATTCTTTGAAGAAACCAGAAGGAGCAGTAGTCTTAGCAAATACTACCTGATCAGTAGTTGCCAATCCCAATTGAGCTCTAGTTACTGTATGAGGATTATCCTTTCTACCTGCATGGTTATTGATAGAAGTTTGAGCAGCAGTACCTGCAGCCTTAGCATCGGCAATAGCAGCAGCCTGAGCAGTAGATACTGGCTTATTTGCATCCGAAGTATTGGAAGCATTACCCAAACCAACCTGGGATTTGGTAACTCCATGAGGATTAGATTTATTGGCAATATGGCTATTTACCTTAGTTTCCAATGCAGTTACATCTGAACCTGTATCGGAGATTTGATTATCAATATAGGTTTTTAATTCTGTACGAAGAGCATTGATAGCATTAGTTCTATCGGTAATCTCATTTGCCAGGCCTTGTACTGTATTATCAAGGTTAGTCTTATCGGATGCAGTCATTACACCAGCAGCAGTTTTGGTTGCTGCAGGGATATTAACATCTACATCAGTACCTTTAGCATATGAACCTTCTTCAGTATTCTTTACCCATCTAAAATATTTTAGAATGAGATAACCCGCAGCTGGATTAATAGAGTTAATTACCGTCATTATTTCATTCGGTAAACTATTAATCAGTTTATCATGAGCATTATCTTTTGCAATACGGGCCTCTTGTTCAGCTTCAATAGCATCTGGTAAGGTTTGATTAAGCTTTATTACACTATCGGCATCCATCAGACCAGCTTCTTGAGTAGTGGCTGGGGTTAGAGGGATTACCATCCCATCGGGTTTATCAATGTAATGACCTTGACCATCCGTAGCAGAATAGTTACATAAGATAATAACATTACGCTTATTTTTGTTAGCTATTGAAACCTTACTAATTAAATTTTTAGGCATGCTAGATACCACATCCTCAAGATGCTTACCTCTACTACCTTCGAAAGCAGTACCTGCGATTTCCCCAATGATAAGAGACGAAGTATTACTGTCTACGAATTTAGTACCTGACCAACGGAATTGGTATGGAGGTTCATCATCAGCAACATTTATATAAATCTTACCAGATTCTCCAACTACGGGAGTTTGGTGACCTGCATCCGTATACAATTGAACATTAGTAAGACCTCCAGTGGGGCTTACATCATAGGTAGCATATACTTCAAGTACATCATCTACATATGAAGGCAAATGGTTAGCAGGTACTAACCCCTTCCCATCCAATGGAGCAAAGCCATCAGCCTTACCCTTAGTTGCTACAAAGGCATCATGCTTAGCTTCTAGAGTGTTAATGTTATTCTGCAGTTTATTATCAAGGGCAGTGTCTGCCGCAGTTCTATCAGCAATCTCTTTATCAATCCTTGCACCCAATGCAGTATCAGCAGAAGTACGAGCAGTTGCTTCATCGTTTACAGCTTTAGTAAACTTGGTATCTAAAGCAGTATCTGCAGCTTTTCTATCAGCTACTTCTTGAGCAAGAGCGGCTTCTGATTTACCGTCCAAAGCTTCGATAGCATCTTTACGGTCCTGAACCTCTTGAGCAATATCATTGGGTAATGTCTCATCCAGATTAACTTTATCTTGGGCGGTCATTACACCAGCTTTCTCTGTAGTAGCTGCTGGGATATAAGTAGTCTTATAATCTTCAGGCTCATGAGTATAAATACCCTCTTCTTTTTTAGAAGAGAAATTATGAGTTAAGGTAACATGACTACTTTGTTGACCTACCTCAACTGGTTTATCACCAGATAAGATAATAATATTATCTGGTATAGAATCAAACAGCTTCTTATCTGCTGCAGTTTGTACACCAGCTTTCTCTGCAGTAGAGGCAGGCAATGTAATAGGATTCTGTTCTACTGTACCATCTTCAACTACGGTCTTAGTAGCAGCTATGCCAACAGTAGTTTCATTGGGAGTTACTGCACCAAGAGCAAAGTTAGCCGTAGAGATTCTATCTAACTCAACCTTATCCTTAGCAGTCATCGTACCAGCCTTAGTAGCCGATACCTGAGGCAAATCGAAAGTTTCGGTAGTATCAGCATTCAAACCGTTATCCTTAGTTACCGTTACCGTTACCTTATTAGCATCTGAAGCTGCAGAGAGATCAGTTAAAGAATTTGGGTCTAACCCATCTAACTTAACCTTGTCTGCAGCAGACATAACTCCAGCAAGAGTTTGAGTTACCGGGAGTAAGTTCTTGGTAGCTTCTACTTCTTCACCATATTGGTTATTTGCCTTATCCTTGGTTGAAGTCTTTACTTTGAAAGAAAGCTGAGTACCTGTTCGGGTTACAGTACTAACATCGGTAACCATGGTATCAGGCAAAGCATCAGAAGTACCTTCTTCAGCTACCAGTCTTTCTTCATGGTCATCGGTAATGTTAGTGAACTTATTATCTAAGGCAGTATCAGCATCGGTTCTGTCCTGAATTTCTTTATCGATACGTTTACCCAAAGCTGTATCAGCAGCAATACGGGCAGCTTCTTCTGCATCGATGTTATCCTGGAGAACTTTATCTGCGGCCTTTCTTTCCTCTCTCTCGGTATTTAAGTCAGAAGTATTCTGGTCAATCTTTGCTTCTAATCGAATATCCTCAGCCTTACGAGCAGCGATTTCATTATTCAGCAAATCGGTAATGGCAGTATAGTTACCATTAATGTTATCCTGAATACCCTGAATCAATTCCAGATTACGTTGAATATTAGCAGCATTCTGAGTTACCAGAGCATTGGTAGCATTCAAGGAAGTTAACAGCTCCGTACGAGTTTCAGTTACGAAAGTTCTCAACTCATTTACCGTAGTAGTAAGAGTATTACTTAAGTTAGTGAAAGTCTGTTGCAGAGTATTATCCCCTTGTTCACGCAGATTCTTTTCAGCTTCAAGCTTATTCTCCAACTCAGTAAGCTTAGCAGTCATAGTTGCTGCAAAGTTAGGGTCATCACCGAGAGCCTTAGCAATCTCAGCCAAAGTATCAAGTACCTCTGGAGCAGAGCCAATAATCTTTTGGATAGCTGCCTCTACTTGTTCAGCACTCTGGAAATCTGAATCGTTTAATAACTCAGATACCTTAGTGATGTAATTTGCATGTTCTTCGATGCCATCCAACTTGGCATATAGCAAGTCAGTGAAGTCATTTGAAGAAAGTACTTTACCGTCTACCTTATCTACCTTCTTTCCATCCATTGCCTGGTCAGCAGCAATTCGATCTGCTTTTTCCTGAGCAATAGCATTATTAATAAGGGTATCTTGGTTAGCACGTTCTGTAGCTTCCTTATCGATATTATTCTGCAACTCGGTATCACCAGCTAAGCGGTCATTCTTTTCGGTAAGTATATTTTGGTTGATACCCGCCATATCATCTTTATGGTTCTGAAGGTTGGTATCAATCTTGGCCTCAAGAGAAGTCTCTTTGGCAATTGCTCGGTCTTTCTCTGCATTAATAGCAGTAGTATTAGCATTTACCTTTGCTTTTAATTCATTCATAGCATCGGTATTACCTGCCTCTAGAGAATCAATACGAACTCCCAAAGCATTATCACCAGCAATACGGTTTTCCTTTTCTTGTTCAAGCTTAGTATTAAGGCTAGCTACCTCAGATTCCAAAGCCTGCTTAGCATTATCCAATTTAGCCGTAAACTCAGTACTCAAGGCTTTATCGGCTGCAGTACGGTCTGCTGCTTCTTTATCCAAATTTACCTGAAGAACTTGGTCTGCAGCTTTTCTTTCTACACTCTCAGTATTAAGGTCAATATTGAGAGTATCGATACGAGAACTCAAAGCACTATCAGCATTGGTACGGTCAACTATTTCCTCGTTAATCATATCCTTAACTTCCTTGTAGTTATCCCCTACAGTCTTAGTTAAGTTTGTGATTGCCTCTGAATTTCTTTCGATATTATGTTGGTTAGTAGCGATTGCCGTAGTATTGGCATTTACCTGCTCAGTAAGCTCATTACGCAAAGTATTGATAGACTCTTGCATACTCAAAGCCAAGTCTGAGATACGCTGGTTAACGTTAGCCAGACTTTGAGTATATGCTTCATCAGCAGTCTTTCTTTCGGCAATCTCCTTATCCAAGTTAGCCTGAATTACTGCATCGGCATCTTTACGGTCTTGGATTTCCTTATTAAGGTTATCTCTTACAACTCCGAGTGCAGCATCTCCAGTAGCAGACTTATTGTCTACGTATTCTTTCAGTTTAGTTTCAAGGGCAGTATCTGCATCCTTACGAGCTTGAACTTCAGCAGCTACTTCAGCACTGTTTGACTCATCCCCTGCAATACGGTCTTCGATTTCTTGGTTAACCTGTTCTGTAATTGCAGCCAACTTCCTAGTGATAGTAGTTGCAAAGTTGGGGTCATTTCCAAGGGCATCAGCAATTTCCTTAAGAGTATCAAGTACTTCAGGTGCTGAACCAATAATCTTTTGGATAGCCGCATTTACTTCCTCTTCAGTTTGGAAACCGGCATCATTGATAAGCTGGGAGAGATGGGTAATATAGTTTGCCTTCTCTTCAATTCCATCAAGCTTAGCTTTGAGGATATCAGTAAAGTCATTCTTGGTCAAAGAATAACCTTCACGTTTATCTACCTTCTTAGTATCAAGGTCTTTATCCCCTTTTTCTCTAGCAGCAGCCTCGGCAGCAATGGCATTAAGTAATTGTTCTTTGTCTTCTACACCCTGCTCTTTTATATCCTCAATTTTATGTTCGAGAACTAAATCCTGAGCAGCACGAGCAGTAGCCTCTGAATCTATATTGTTCTGTAATATCTGGTCTGCAGCAGTACGTGCTTGAGCTTCTTGGTCAATTTTACCTTGAAGAGCATTGTCTGCATTGGTACGTTCTGTTACCTCTTTAGAGATTTCATTATGAAGAACTTGGTCCTCAGAATGACGGTCTACCTTCTCTTGGTCAATTTTACCTTGAAGAGCTAAAGTATCAGCCTGACGATTAGTGATTTCCTCGTTAATCTTAGAATCCAGTACAGTATCTGCATTTGTACGATTTGCAGTTTCTTCGGCAATCTTTGCCTCGAGTGCGGCCTTATCATTGATATGTAGAGTCTTAAGTTCATTTACACTTTCCTTAATCTCATTATCGGCAGCAATACGTTCATCTTTTTCCTTTTGGATAAGGTCCTTAAGTTCTTTCTCAAGTTCACCATTATCTTGATTTACCTTATCTTCAAGGTCTTTGATGTCTTCAGCATTCTTATCTACCTTCTTCTCAACTCTGTCGATTTCAGCTTTTAAGTCTGCCTTAACGGTATCAATCTTCTTATTGATTTGGTCTAACCCATATTCTAGGTTATCCTGAACTGCAGCTACTTCAGCACCCAGAGCAGCTTCGGCTTCCTTAGCACGATTAACCTCTTCGGTTAAAGCAGTACGAAGGTCGGTTAATTTATTAGTGATGGTAGTTGCAAAGTTGGGGTCATTGCCCAATGCTTCTGCCAACTCTTTAAGAGTATCAAGGGCATCATCAGCACCATCAACCAAATCACTAATCATCTGTTTAACTTCTTCCTCGGTTTGATATTTCAAATCATTCTCAAGCTGAGAAACTTTAGTGATGTAATTTGCATGTTCTTCGATGCCATCAAGTTTAGCCTTCAACTCATCGGTAAAATCATTTTTCGATAAGTCGTATCCTTCTTTCTTATCTACCTTATTCTTGATAGAAAGTACGAAGGCCCAGAACTCATTTATGGTTCCTCCAAAGCCAGCTTTAACAAAGTCATCATAGTAACCCTGTAATAATCGCTGGTCTATTTCTTCGCAGGTATAATACTTACTTACATACATATTTTATAAAATTTAAGGATTAATTACTGCACGTTGACGACCCAGTAAGAATTCCGAATCGATATCTCTGAATGGTTCTCCCTCTGAACCACAGAAGGCATTCATTGGTATATCTGGATTTTCGGGGTCTACATCTCCACCGTCCTCAATATCTCCCCGTATGCAAGCATAATCAGGAAGCCTATTTACACGGAACTTTATTACCTGGCCTATACCAGGATGAGGTATTATTTTATCCCAGATATCCCCGAAGTAATCTTGAAAGCAGGTGACAAATTTGTTTCCGGTCATCGATTGAAATGCCGTTACATCATTGCCATTACCTTTCATTTCAATATGAACTCCAGAGGTACCATTGAGGATAACCCGATTACTATCAAACCAAATTCCACTGTTTGTAGTAATTGGTGTCCACCTCAGTACTAACATCTTTGCCATATACTTTATTTTTATTCTACAAATTCAACTTTGGTATCTCGGTCTCTCTTTAGGATAATCATGAAAACTAAAGCCTCATCCTTTGCCTGAGCAGTCTGAGTATCTCCAGAAGGCTTATACGTTATACCATTAATTACAAACCTATCTTGTTCCCAATTAAAATCCCAATAACCCTCCGGTGTAAGATAACCGATTTGTTCTATATAAGATTTAGAAATTAGTATTGATAAGTTTTCATCATCCAATTCTCCTGAGACTGTTGCCTTATTGATAGGCCAGTTTCTGAAAGCATTGTAGTAACACAATGCCTCGATTTGGATGTTATAATATTTAGGTATACTGTCTTCGGCATGACTGAGAAGCTGATTAACATGTTTGGCCCAGGTTATGGATTGCCTACCAGCATCCCAATCTAAGAAGTCAGTGATAATTTTCTTGTATCTATCCCAAGAGCGGTTCTTTACCATTCTCCAGGGTTCTTTTGTCATAACTTAGTTAGAATTGATTTCTTACCACCTTTCACTGGAGCACTTGGATTTGGCCCATCTAATACTCCAGGTTGCCTTCTGTTAACTACTTTTGGGACTACGGTTCTAAATACTTCATCACAGAACGGTAAGTAGATTTCCAATCGTGAAGCTAACATACAAAGGTTCTTCCTTAATTCATCTATTAATCCACCTGGTTGCATTGCTTGAGAAAGTGTTTTCCATAGGGAACTTGTAGCATCTGCCAAGGTATCATAATATTGCACTTCAGTAGGCCCAGTAGTGATTTGTTTTATCCTATCACCTCGGGCAAGTTCGGGTTTAGAAGTACCATCACCAGTTTGTTCTTTGGTAGAAGTTAATTGACTTAGGTATTCTGAAGTACTTGTTAATAGATTAAGTATCTTCACATTGAGAAAGTCCCATGCTGCCAATTCCATTATTAATTGGTTTTCTAGTGCTTCATACCATAATTCATCAGTATACTTATCTGCAGGAATTTGGTGATTTACTAGAGGACCAATATAATATTGCCATTTGGTGATGTAGATAGATTTATCTTCCCTGGTCATTCCCTCTGATATCTCTGAAGGAATATAGTGGTCGATTAAGTTATATATTGTATCGGCTAATGCCGTATGACCATAATCACAAACTACCAGAGTCTTATCTACGGTGATATCTAAACCATTAGAGTTGGTTACATGTAGGGTTACTGTATAGAAACCGGGAGTTTCATAAGAATAGGAAACATGTCTTCCACCATTGAAAACCTCTCCCTTATCATCGCCAAAGTCCCAGTCAAAAATGGATTTGGCCGGGACTTTGGATATGACTCTGAATGAAACTTCCAGACCTGACGTAACGTACAAAAAGTCCAGATTGTTATTCATATTAGTCTGTCTTATGTAATTTTCATATATTACCCTTTAGAAGAGGATTCGAATTCTTCCAGCAAAGCCTGAATAAGTGTTTCTACTGTATCATCTTTCTCGGCAACGATTTCATGAAGACCTGCTACCAGTTTCAGTTCTTCCAGGGAATAGCCCTTTGCAAGTTTTTCAAGAGTTATGCCTTTCTTGAACTGAGCATTCAGTCTCTTATCCAACTTTTCGATGTCGGCCTCTGAATACTTTTCGATTTCTGATTTATCAGCAATGATAATCAAATGGCCAGAGGCAATTGCCTTCTGAATCTTTGGTGCACGGAATTGACGACGAGAGAGTTCCTTGTCTTCTCCTCTACAAACGGTAATACCAGTTGATTGGTCATGAAAACTGTAAGCTCTTGGTCCCACAGTTACTGTATATTTATCTTTAGCCATATTTTCTAAGATTTAAAAATGATTAAAGAGAGGATAGGTCTTTTTTTTTAGTTACCTACCCTCTCAGGGAATTTATATAGATGAAACCGGACGTCCCTTATTATTCTAGGTTAACCATCAAATATGGGTCTACGTTCATGAACTCGGGGAAACCGAATTCTGAGAACTTCTTGTCAGCAGCCAGCAACAGAGTTGCATCCTGGTACATCTTAGAGAAGCCAGTAGTCAAGCTTGCATAGATTGCCTGAGTCTGGTTAGAAACGATTCTTTCAGATTCAAGCATCAACTGACGAGCAGTAAGCTTAATCAAGGCAGCAGATGTATCAATCAACAGCAACTGTTGGTCGGGTGTACCCGGGTGAATGTAGAAGTCAGCATTCTTGGGAACAGGAGACTTAACATTCAGGGTAGCTTCTGTAGTACCAGAGTGACGATCCTTGAATTCCGGCAAGTTCAGCATTTCGATTGCCTGGTCTTCACCACCAATCATAGTTTGGAAGTTACGTCCCATACGAGCAGCACGTACCCAAATATGCAGAAGGTCTTTGTAAGTGATACCATTAGTTGTTTCGTATACACCGATTACCGGGGCAGACTCAGAGCCATCAGGGTTGTTACCATTGATAGCAACGTCCATAGCCAGAGTATCCAGAGCATAACCCAACTGAACACCAAAATCACGAAGGTAGATTCCCAAGACATCGAGTGAAACATAGTTACGAACTTCATCAGTAAGTTTGAAACCTTTTCCGATTTTGAAGAGGCTAACTGATTTCTGTCCGAAGCTAACATCACCCAATGGGATAGTTTCTGCCTCATTAACCTTTGCAGGGGCAGCATCCGACATGTTAACCATCGGCATGATTGCTTGCAAACCATTGATTGGTTGGTCAGATGCGATGATGTTCGGATAGAACGGAGCCTGGCGCATACCCAATGTGATAGCAGCACGAATGATTTCCGGAACAATCCAACGAATATTCTGTTGGGGCATTGTAAAGATGTTCTGCATCGTGTCCACTTTTGGATTGATGCCCATCTTTTCAAAAAGTTCATCTTCTGAAATACCCCATTTACCGGTAACCAATTCTCCAAAAGTTACCTCTACAGGCTTCTTGTCCTGTGAACCGGAACGAACAGCTTCCAAGCTTCTTACCATTTCCGGCAGCTCATTCATAAAATC